AATAAAACTAAAAACACGATAATTTCGCTTTCCATTATTTAACTCCTACCGCAGCCGGCGCAACCCAATTAACAACTGGCATCGGAGTGGGTTTAGAGCTCACCGTGACACCAAAGAACAATAAAATCGCTAATGCGACAATATTTTCGATTATTTTCTCTAGTTTTTTCATGTATTTTTCCTTATTTTCTCAACTTTATATGGATCATTATATCATGAAATGCGCGGCTTGTGTAACTATTTTCGAAAATAGTAAGATTTTTCTATAAAATGCGGCTTATGTAGAATATTTTTCTATGACTTTTACTAGATTTTTGTCCCAATCATCGCGATGTTCTATAAAAACTTGCGGTTCTGCGTCATCCACAGAGATAATTGTGACTAATTGAGTGATTGGAATGCCGGTTCTCTCTTCCCAGGCAATAGCATAAAAGCATTCTTGCATGAAATAAGAGTGACACCACTCATATTTTTTTGTTTTTTTACTTGTTTTATAATCAATAATACTTAATTTACCATCAAATTCTGCTACTAAATCTACTCTTCCAGCGACCTTTAAATGGTCAGAATATAACGGTACTTCTTGTCCATAGACTACTCCTATTCTTGTGTCTAATATATGTTTAATTCTATTGAAGTCATGTTCGATATTAGGCATGACACCTCTGTTATAATCAGGGTCATTATTCACATACAATTCACACATGGCGTGAACTGCTGTACCACGACCTGCTGCTTGTCTTGATATCTTATTTGCTTCCTCATGACCAATTCTATCTCGCCATTCTTGTATAGCTTTCTTACTTAGATTACCAAGGAGATTTGTGATTGACGGATAGTATACAGTCTTGGCATCTGTTTTTTCTATAACATATTGTCTGCCACCTATGTATTTAGTAGCTAGGTCTTTATAACCTAAGTCAACTGGTTTATGCTTGAACATATTTTCCAAAATAATATATTAATGTACCATGTGTATATATGCCAGTAGCAATTGCGTTAATAACTATAAGTGCTCTATCATGCCATATCATACCTACAATAAACCAACCAGTAGTACCAAGACCAGCAAGCATAATATTCCATGGATGTAAATCAAAGTTTGCTGTCATAACCATACTAATAAGAAGCAATATACTTGCTAACCATTTTATGTACCATGTTAAGTCAAATCTAGGTGTGACCTTATCAATTGTATATTTTTTCCACATTATTTAGTTGATATTGTTGAACGGGGTCCTGCTGTTTTTTTAATATCTTTCATTCTATCTTTAAATGCATCTGTTGTTTTAGAAAGCACATCACCAGTAGTACCAATTATTTGAGGTGCACTAACTTGTATAGTGCAATCATTATCTTTTACATAGTCGTCAAGCTCGGCAATCTTCATGAATTTATCCCACTCAACACCGGTTGTTTTATTTTTGAATGTGTACGTCGGCATCTCTATTCCTTATAACTATACTCTTCCACCATCTATATAACCACATTACTTTTATTGGATAATGTTCGGGGTCAGGTAATTCGTCTTTAAAATACTCCATGAATTGTCTTAATTCTTCTTCGCTCAAAACTCTGAAGCGCTTTCCATTAATAGTTTCATTCTATTATCTATTAGGTAGGTTAAAATATTAGTTTTACTTGGATATTTATATTCCTCATACTCAGTAACTGCTTTGTCTTGAATATCTTGTGGTGTTCTTTCTAAATCAATCATCTCACGATTACGCATATAATTTCTAAATGCTTCTTCAGGCATAACATCTTTTAAGTTCTCTCTACCTTCCCACCATTCATTGATTTTCTTTTTAGTCATAGGACTTTGTCTAATATGTTCGACAAGACAATTATCCTCAGATAAAACATTTGGAACACCATCAGATGAATCACCTTTCATTATATGGTCAAATAAATATTTAGTTGGTGCTGGGTCAAATACCATTTTATCAAATAGGGGTGACCATTGCTGGACAAGACCATACTTTTGTAATTGAATAAAATCTTTATCGGCCGATATAATAACAATCGGTCCATGTAGTACTGCGTTAGCTTGATGTTTTACTAGAGCACCAATAATATCATCTGCTTCTGCCTTATCTATTTTAATAACAGCATAAGGGAAGTTCTCACGTATATCATTTAATGTCTCATCGATTAAGTCCCAAATTTGTTGCCAATCATACTTGTCTTTATCACGAGCAGTTGCTCTATTTGCTTTATATTGGGGATATATATCTTTACGCCATGATTGACTATCACAACATATAACTATTTTATTATATTCAGTCTCAGGATATTTCTTTCGATATAGCCTAAGATTATTTAAAATAACATGCTTTACTAAATTACCGCTAAGCTCTTCACCTCGTCCTAGCTGTCCCATTATAGTCCCTATAGCAAGGGCATTAAAATCTACGAGTACCATTTTTCACCTACTTCATTAATATACTTCTATTATATCATAGTTTACTTTGATTGTACATAGTCTTCGCTTAAATTTTTTACTGAACCATATCCAATCTTAATAGCTATAATACCATTATAGTTTTGTGGATTTAATAGAACATCCTCATCAAATTGTATCTTAGCTTCCATATAATTTGTCTCACCTCTGGTCTTACATAAACAAATTATTTCACGTTTAAAATTCTCTTTGCCTAAGCCTTCTACATCCTCAGTGAGTCTCTTACTTGAACCCCAATAATCCTGCCAATCTGTTTCTTTAGCCTTATGTCTTTTATTTTTTCTTCCAATTAAGGGCTTGAGCTTTCTAATTGTTTTGAAATACTTACGTCCGACGTAGTCGTATCCGGTGACCAAGTTGGTAATGCGATACACAAAACCATAAAACTCACCAATATCATCAGAAGTAAATTGTCGTTCATTATACGTCCAATCTGTCTTCGACGTTATCGTATTCTGATGCATCATATCCTCCACGCTGGGCCCACTCTAAATTAGCACCACAAAAAGGGCAGTGCGTTACTTCTAAACCAAGTTCAATAGCTTCATTATCAAAGCCTAATTCTTCTTTGACTATAACCTGAAAAGGTTCACTATTGCAATCATTACAAATCATAATCTTAATTCTCCTAATTGCCAGTGTGTCATCATCATATCATATCCACCTATATATTTTCCATCAATATATATCTGAGGAAATGTCCTAGCGTTTGGTACTGCTTCAAAAAACTGTTCTGGTGTCCAATCAGGACCTTCAACATTTCTCTCTTCGTAATTAATACCTTTTTTCTCTAATAGATTCTTTGCCTTAGTGCAAAGAATACAATTATTTTTACTCCATATAACTGCTCTCATAAACTTAATCCTTCGAATGATTTCTTATTAACATCTTGTTTTACACCACCTAATGTGTAAGATGTTATCTCTGTTTCTTGTGGAGCAACTTGTACTGCTCCGCCACTAATCCATTTCTCTGTCCATGGAAGTGGGTTATGTTGATGTACTGAAAATGGTACAGAATAATTTAAACTCTTAATTCTCTTTGCTCCAATCCAACGCACGTATTCTTTAAGGAGTTCACTATTCAATCCAATCATTGAACCATTATCAAATAAATAATCACACCACTCCTCTTCTTGTACTAATGCATCTTCAAATAATTTCATTACTTCATCATGTGTTTCTTCTTTAATCTTATCAAAATCTTCATCATCTTTAATTAGTTGTCTAATTATATTTAATGATGCTGCAAGGTGTAAGTTCTCATCCCTTGCTATTAATTTAATAATTTTGGCATTACCTTCCATTTGTTTTAGTTCTGCAAATGCCCATGAGCATGCAAAGCTCACATAGAATCTCATACCTTCCAGAATATATATACTAATTAAACAGAGATACAATAGCTTTTTATGCTTATAGCTACCGTGAGGACCTCTATAATTGATGAGGTTGTCATAATGTTCTGATATTGCATTACCACACTCGCTGATTTGAGGGATAGATGTTATCTCATCGAATACCTTAGATGGATTTGAATATACGTTTCTGATTAAATGTGTGTATGAGCGAGAGTGAATAGTCTCAAAGAATGCCCAGGTTTCTATTAATAATTCTAATTCAGGATTACTTGCAATTGGCAATAAAGCCAAGTCAGGACTTCTACCTTGAACTGAGTCTAATAAGATTTGTCTTTTAAGATTGGATGTGAATATATGTTGTTCATTCTTTGTTAGCTT